TATGCCCGTAGTGCTGGAAGAATACCCCTGTTGAACGCTGTATGCCTTCCTCATCACACATGAACCCGTAACAGTAGATAAGACGGTAGTTGTGAGGCTTCACCCCAGGATACAGCCTGAAGTCGCTGTCCGTCAGCTTTGCTATCTCAAGAGCAAGGTAGGAATCAAGGAGCGAGGTAACGCATATTGCCCTCTGAGGTATCCCATGTTTGTCCTGTACCGCTTTTCTCCTGTCTATCCAATAGTTGCTTGAGTCCATAGAAAGACCGCCCTGCTTGGGCATTTCTGCATAATACAGGGGTTCTTTGATATAGAAGGCATCGGTATCTTTTGTGACGGACAACGCCCAATCCCAATCTATCAGGGACTTTAAATCCGTACTCCACCGCTTCCAGTATTTCCGCTTTACAGGGTTAGCACCGTCTATGAAGTTCTCACACTCAAGGTGATACCTGTCATACGGGTTGGAGTGGTAGATATTGGCAGGGTTTGGGTCTACCATCTTGTAGCCCGAATAGACCATGCCGTGTTTCGGGTTCTCGTCAAACGCTTCCATCCAGTTTCGCAAGGCTCCTGGCATGATATATAAATCAGAGGATAGGTGTGATATGACATCCCCTGTCGATACCGCAAAACCCTCGTTGTTTGCGTTACCCAAGTTGCCCTGTTCAAGCGAAAGGATACCCACCTTATCCCCGTACTTCTCTTGAACGGACTTGATGAGTTCATCCTTCGTTTCCCACTGACCATTCGGGACAAAGATAATTTCCCTGTTCTCATAGTCCTGATCGAGAATGCTTTCAATGTTCCTGAATATAAACTCGTCACACTTATATCCAGGCACGATGAAACTAACTTTTACATCGTCCTTCATTCATTCCCCCTTACTCTCTTTAAATATCCCTTCACGTTAACCAAATTTCAATTCTCCCTCTGCGCCACGGCATCGTTGACACGCTCCAGGGTCATCAACAACAGGCTCATACCCATAGGAGTATGCCTGTCCACATTCAGGGCATTTAGCTATCTGAACGCCATTTATCCATTCAGCAATATCCCTATCTCTCGCCTTTTTAATGTCAAACCACTCTTTGACTGTTATGTCTTGTACGCCCATAGTGTTTTAAGAAGGGGTGAGTTGCCCCACCCCTTAGTTTAACTACTTACCAACCGTAGAAGGTCTGCCGTTGACCACCCACAGGCAAGCACTATTGTTCAGCACTTTTGCCGTGTAGATGATTCTATAACCGACAGTTGAAATTAAGCTCAACGGGTCTGAAGTCGTATTCGGGCCAGGTGTCTTGATGAAGGTACGGATGCCTCCATCGAAATCCGTTACACCGTATGCGCCCTGTCCGAAGAAGAAGTTGAAGTATAGTCTGCCGTTACCGTAGGCTGACAACGCAGTCCTTTTGCCGTTGGCAGTACCACCAAACACACCAGAGGTTGTGAATAGAGGGGCTTCAGTCGAGGAGTAAATCTTGAATCCCTCGATAACGCCTTCAATCCCACGCTCCGGCTCGCCCTTTCTGCCTGTACCTGCTTCAAAGGCGTGCATCCCTGACTCAACATATTTTGTGTAATCACGGAATGCAGAACTTCCCCTTAACTGGTTCACCATATCGGGGTGCATGATGCACTTGTAGAACCCGTCAGCGAACCGTTTTGCATGGCGGACTTTCAGTTTCAGGGCAATTGTCCTGAAGATATCTGGTGTCCATGCAGTACCGCAAGTACCGCCAGCGAGTGCGGAGATGGTATGGCTTCTGGTTGATAGATCATTGATAGACCATGCGGGAGCCTGCAAGGTCGTTGAGGAAAGAGTCTTAAAGTATGTACCAGCAGAGAGGCATCCAGGTCTGTCACCAAGATAGCCCGAACCTGCCGAACACTGGAACTGTGCAGATGCGCTCGCCCGTTTCCAGAGCAAAAGTCTGGAGGTCATAAAATCAAGGCTGAGTGCGGAAGCATCAGCAAACAAGTCTATTGCGCCCTGCACTACGCTGTTGATAGAAACCATGTCAACGTAGGTTGATATAACAGCATGGTCGCCATTCATGTAAAGGGATGCACTCACACGGACAGCAGAGATTCCTCTGCCCGCGCCGGCAGCAGACTCAGTAATAAGCCTGCCGTAAGATAGTGGAGTCCATCTGTGCCAGTAAACGCTCTGGCCTTCATTTTTCGGGAGTTCTTTCTTCTCGCCGAACTGATGAAACATAAGTTGTGGTTTCATCCTCTCAAGCATAGTCTTCTCGTAGTAAACGGGAATGAGATATGCCAATTTGTTACTTGCCGAAGTCAATGTAGCCATTGTAAATCTCTCCTATTAAAGACAGCTACCATCCAGCGTTCTTGGTAAATTTCAGACCAAGGGCTTGTGCCATCTGGTCGCTTGTCATGTTCTTGATGTCTTTCATAGAAGGCATTTCGGTAGGAGTAGAACCTTTTTTATTGCCAGACGGTATCTGCGCTTTCTGCTTCAACGTCTGTTTTTTTACTCCTTCGTCTATGCCCTTCTGTTTGGATTCAAGATACAGGTTGGCAAAGAAATCACGTTCAGCCATAGCAACCGATGTTTTATGATCGTATCCTTCATCTTTATATTCGTGGTATCCGTCCTTTATCGCCTCCCAATGGGGCAAGGACGCAGATATTTCACGTTCAAAAGTACGGTCAAATTTTCTCTGTTGCAGGCGTTCTTTTTCGGTAGTTTCAAGGATAGTCTTGGTAAACTGCATCAAAGTCCTTACTGGACTTTTCTGCAATTCTGCCACAAAGTCCTCGTCAATCTTAGAAAAATCTACTTCTCCAACTTGCCCCTTAGAGGTAAGTTCGGCTTCCTTTTCCTTGAGTTCACGAAGTTTTTCCTCGACACGATACCCTTTCTGAACGTATTCCCTGATTTTCTCGGCAGGGACATCAATCTCTTTCCCCTTGTACTTGATCCTCAAAGGAGGTTCTGCCTGTTCTTCGGTTTCTGAAGCCTCTTTCGTTTCTTCTTTCGCTTCTGTCTGCTCGGAAGTTTCCTGAGTTTCTTCACTTGCCGTTTCCTGACTCTCTTCCTCCACGGGTGCAAGGACTTCTTCCTGTACTTCTTCCTGCACACCACCTTCTACCAACTGACTCGTTTGCTCCTCGATTTCCTTCAGAATATCTGAAGATGTCATTGTAGAGCTATCTGCCATAAATCACCTCGTATTTTATGTATTTTCGGGAACAAGTTTGTTTAATTCTTGCGCCCACCTTTGCCGTTCTGTTTCTGCCGTAACAAGTTTGTTCTTAATAGCCTTCAACGTCTGCCTCTTGCTACGGACGCTTGCAAAGAAATATTCTCTTGCCTGCGGATCCATTTTGTAAATGTCTGCCTTATCTTCATTGTCCAGAGTTTCGTCTATCGCCACATCAAGCCATGATAGGAAGAATTTGCCGGAAGCAGAATTAGCAAGAATAGCCCAACTGCGCCATTCCTCCGCTATGTTCCGTACTTCACGGATTGATTCATCATCTGTCTTTATGACTTTCTTTCGTGGCATTAGCCCAACATACCCCCTATTTCACCCATCAGGGCAGGATTCGGGCTTCCTTCAGGCATACGCATTTCACGCTCACCCAACGCTGGCTGCTGACCTCCACCCTGCATACCGCCTGTCAGCATCATCATCAACTGCTGCATCTGCTGTTCTTCGGGGCTGGCGAATAACTGCTCGGTATCACGGATGCCAAAGTAGTCAAGGAGCCTTCCTAACCATTGGTCTGCCCGTGGTACGACAAACGGCAGAAATGCCTGATTGCCAAATACCAGCGTCATAGCCTCGATTAACTGCTTCCGTTCTATCTCTTTGGACATCTTGTACTGAGATACAGCCTTGAAGGTGAAATTTCCTTCGTAGTCTTCAGGCGTTGCCGTTATAGACTGACTTTCAGGCCAGTAGTAGAACCCGTTGGGGTCGGTCATAAACATTTTCTTGTACTTGACAATATCCCTGACCATATCCTCCACTGACATCATGGAAAGGAGAAGGTTGTATGTGTCTGCCCTTAATTCCCCTGCCTGTTTCATCCCGACATATTCTGTTGCGGTATCGCTTCCACCCGCTACAGATTGACCGCGCATTTGAGGAAAAGCATTGGAATAGTTCTGAATATCCATCTCTATACGAGATTTACGCTGTAATGCTGCCGTAAGAATGTTCCAATCCACCTTCATAGGAGTTACACCGTTCACATCGTCCGTGAACAGAATACCTCCTGACTTGGCTATAATGGTTGACTTCTTGACATCTGCCCCTCGGCTGACAATCCACTGAGGATTCAGCATAAGGTTGACAGCATCGTTAAACTGGTTCTCGTTCTCATTTATTTCATCGAAAAGTCCCTTGCCTTCCTCTAAAATAGACATTCCATAGAACTCGTCATCTAAAGGAATAGGGGTAATAGCCTTGAACGGTAAAGAACCAAGAAAATTTTCACCGTCATTGCGGATAATGTTGTTATCCCCTGTCATAACGATAAAATCACGGTACGACCAATAGCGGGTTACTTTGACCAATTCAGAATATTTGTCGTTTTCCCTGCTCGGTATGGTTTTAAATGAACGGACAGTCTGTTCTTCGTTGGTATAGATTTCCCCTTCATGGATACGGATTTTGTTTATGTTCTTATAATTGGGATTGTTGGCATATCCTTTTAATATCCATGCCGGAACGTAATCTATGGCGATAATAAAAGCATCGGGGTCATCCATTTCGGTGATTGTCGGGTTTACCCATGTGTTGAACCAGTTTCGCACCTTGAAAATAGGCATTTCTCTGCCATTTACCGTTCCCCAAGGGTCAATTTCCAACCAACCGCAGGGATATTTGAACGCCTGCTTGTAGAGCTTGTATGCAAGGATAGGCCACTTTTGCAGATACAGGCACATATTCGCATCTTTCTCGACAATCTTTGCCTTGGAACGGCTCGCATCGTCTTCTTCCACCACTCTGACATAGGGAAGCATGGAGGCAAGCATCTGAATACACTTACCGAGGTAGGATTCCACGATAATGTAAGGCCACGGAAGGCAAATATTTGACAAATATGGATGAGAAGTCTCGTCAATATAGGCGCGATACAACTTCTCGTTCTCTATCGCCTGTTCTGCGTACTGCTCTCTCCCCCTGTCTGCCACGTTCCATCGTTCCTGAACCATAGCAACTGCCTGTTTGTCGGTCATATACCTGCTCTCCCGTAGAGTCTTGAACTTCTGCTCGCCCGTGGATGTGTGTAAGCTGCATCTGCCTGTTCTTCCCATATAGCGTCTAAATATTTAAGATTCGAGTTGTACGCATAAACGTGGTTAATACAGGTATCATTCCCTTCCACTTCCAGCATATCTCGAAGCGTACCTTCGAGGTTTCCCTTCTGATACCGTTTAGCCCCCCATGTGTCAAACTGCTCAATATGAAGCTGACAGGATGGGTCAACGTACCATTCACGGTGGTTCATCTTGTCGCAGAGGAATGTATGGGCTGAATCAAAGGAAGGGTTGCCTATTTCACAGTAGATGCCGAACCCACGGAACATTTGAATGATGGACTTGGGAACCGAACCGCCTTCCTGTATCTGCTCTACCTGAGCAATTTTATCTATGATGTACTTCTTGACACGGACAGAGAATCCGGGCTTGGTTAAAGTTGAACGTATCGCCTGGGCTACTGAGCCTACTATGTGGTCTTCTATGACGTTCTCAGCCCATGTGTACCAGATGTTGTTCGGGTTGATTTGCAGATAGGTAATGACTATAGGCTTCACAGGATGCCAGTCGATAATAACGCCCGTTACGTTGCTGTTTGACACTTCGTAGGGCTTTTTGACATGTATATCGTAAGCGAACGGCTCAAACACCCTGCCCTTGAAGGAAATGTCCTTACCGAACCTACGCATGTAGAGTTCCTGCTCGTTCATGGAACCAAGGACCTTCTTTCTCTGTTCCTCTGGCATAAAGGGGTTTTCTAAAGCATCAAATTCACCTATGAAATAGGACGGGTCTTTCTTCTGCCGTCTTAACTCCCCTGTCCACGACCCATAATCAGAGGTCATGCCTAAGAGGAAAATGCCGTTCTTCTTGATGATACGGGGTCTGCCTTCGTTCCAGAATGACTTGGGAGGTTCTTCATCCCACGATATACCGTCCACCCTTGCGCCTTTCAGTTTACGGGCTTCCTGGTCGTGTCCGAACCACTTCACGGAGGAATCACCGATAGTCATAATCTTTGCCTTGCGCTGGAAGTTATAGGTATCTTTAGGTGTCCACTCGGTAAATGTCTGCACCAAGGCGGTATCGTCCTCCGTCTTTACGTTGGACTCTGACGGCAGGTCAGGAGAGACTACCCACCAACTAAGCGGAGGTTTCGGACGGATGGTCTTGTTGAGCTTCGCCCCTGCAGGAAGGTCGCTTTCAGACTTTCCACACATTTCAATAGCCCGTTTCCAGGTGAGCTTTTGCAGGGGATGT